CTATTGTAATGTCATTACCACGTATTCCTTTACATTTAGCTGTAGCGAATTCATTTTCAGCCTTTGAACCACCTATATTCAATTTACAAATGAATGCTGTAAAGGCGCCTTTAAATAAATCCCTAATGCCTTTTAATTTTGGATGTGTGTAATCATAGCCAAATAGCTTTAAAGAGTCTTTTTGCAGATCCTCTTTTGTTACTGTCATTACAGCATCATCTACTCCCCAATCAAGAACTATTGGTAACGCTGCGTAACCACGGTCAGATAAGTTCAAGAATGCTCGTGGTTTACTAATGAAATTTTGATACGTACCTGGTAAAACTTTATTTTGTGTAAGCCAAAATCCACCACCCAAAGCCATTACACCTTACCTCCTTCTTCAAACTCTTTTAGAATCCCATCCACATTAGCGAATGAGTATGTTTTGTTGTCCTCTAGTAATGCATTCAATGCATCACGACGATGGACATATTTTTTACTTTGAACTAATTGGTCCTTTGTGAATGTAGGAGCTTGACCTTTCGCTTGTGTATCGTTAGCTCTCGCCATTAGGAATCACCCTTTGCTTGTTAATGTATTGCTCTAATGAGCCCATGAAAATCTTTTCTTCTATTTCTTGTAAAAAGAAATTAAAATGAATAAAGTTATGACCAATCTTATCTACTACCTCACTGTTTGCTCCTGTACCAAGCATCAGTGAGCCGTTTAACAGAGTTATTTCTTTGAGTGCTTGTTGTACCTTCAAACACATATTCGCGCTCTCTGACGCACCAACAGAAGGGAAATATTGCACGTTAAAAAATGTAGTAACTTTCCATCGTTTACCGATTTGTCGAATGTGTTCTAGATTCAAAAATTGAATTAAAAAAGCAGGAGTCTTAAACCCCTGCGGTACTTCATCAATATACTTTTTATAACCATCTCCGAAAGTCTGATGAAGCTTAACGGATATAGCGTTTTGAATATCATTAATCTCCATCAAAAGCCTCCCTTAACATCGTGTATAGTTTTCTCTCAAGGATAGATGGTGCTTGTTGTTCTACCTCATCTGCTGAAATAGTCATCATGAATCGACCATTGATCCAATCTTGATGATTAGAAGTACGGTGCCCAAATTCAATGTACTGGGCGTACTCTACTGGATTAATAACCAATAACTCGTAGACATTGCCTTGTTTCCTAACATCTAATGACTCAGCATATTGTTTAACATTTTTACCTGAACCTGATTCAGCCTCGGCCTGTGTTTTCGATGTCCATCCAAGCCTAAGAGTACCATCATCTACTGGAGTTCTTTTGATCGCTTTACTTAATAACCTAGCAGCTAACTCCTTGGCTGCATCCTTACAAAACTTATCAAAATCACCTCTAGCTAACTTAGCTAACTTTCGCTCAAAAGCCTTTAATTGTCGATAATCAACACGTCCGCCTCTGCCTATTATGCATACTCCTTAAATAACTCTAGGATAATCTCTTGATGATCCATAAAGATACCGGGCTTGCCTGAGCGAGTGTATTCTTCGGTTACATTATCTTGAGTGACGATAATTTTACATCCGGCGGGTATTTCATATTCATTACCCAATGACAACTTGATTTGTTCAGCAATTTTAGCTGGACCACCAGTTGAAGAAGCACTTGTTAGTTTTTCGTGAGATAATTTGCATTTAAGGTCCATATACAACGTCACTTCTTTTGGTGTTGTAATATGTGTAATTGGATCTTCTGTTTCCATCCACGCCTTTACTGTACAATTACCTCTCCAAAGTCTCTCTAAAGCCTTTCTGCGCGCGCTTACCATGTGAGGACCCTATACTTTATAAAATCTGTATTGCCGTGCTGTAGATACAAGATAAATGCATCAAATTGAGCTTCTGGGGTGCTATTGTTATCAATCGCAAACACTACATTCGTGTCACCATCCTGCACCTGCTTTGCAACAGCTTCAAAGTTAAGGCTTTCAACATCTAACAAGCCCATAGCCTTTTTATTAAGTAAGAACTCTCCCACTACCATATCAATGGCAATTTCTTTTAAGCCCAACGGAATCATTGTTAAATTTGTTTGGTTATTGATATGATTAGTCACT